AATATGCTCTTCATAATAAGCTGTAATTTCTGCTCTTCTCTTTTCCATCTCTTCCTTTGAAAGTTCTGGTTTTTGAGGATTTGGATTTTCTTTTGTATCCGCCATTTTAATAAATTTTAAAATTAATAACTAGGCAAATATATAAAAAAAGTTTAAATAAAAGAAGTTTAAATAAAAAACTTTTAAGAAACTTGAATTCTTTGTGATTTACTATAATTTCCAGTTACATCAGCAGTAAATGCTGCATCTGTCATTTTAAAAAATAAACCATACTCATCATTATATTCAAAAGGAACACTTTCAAAAACATCTAATGTATATCCTACACGTATTTTAAAATTATCTAATATTGTAATAGCTGGAGTAGAACCGTTATCTAAACTTAAATAAAGATCTAAACCAACAGATGTATTATCTGTATTAACTATATACAAAGAATGAATAATAATATTTGTGTTTCCTGTATTAGCTTCTGTAGGTCCTATTAAAACATGAGCTGTTCCACTTGATGATGAATTTAATAATGTCTTTTTCATATCTTATTATATTAATTCTATTTGTCCTGTTCTTATTATTCTTTGGGTCTTCTTACCACCCAAACCTGGTATCACTTCATTATAGTAAATAGTTAAATAATACTTCTTCCTCAGCGAATCATATGTTATCTCAGATGAATGACTTTGAATAACTCCCGCTGGTACAGATGGGTAAGCACCCACGTTTATTGCAGCCGCATTATTTATTCCTATACTTCTAGTGTTGGCTGTTACATTAGTGGTATTAGTAGTGATAAGACCACTAAGGTTTTTAACTTCATTTCGGTTATCAGATACAGCTGTTTTATTATCACTAATATCTGTAGCTTGCTGAGTTGTTATCCCTGTCTTAGCTGTGTTAGCTGTGATAGCACTTGCTTGACTATTTGATATTCCAGTCTTACCTTTATTAGCTTCTATTTCTGTTCTAAGATAATCTAACTCATCTTGCATTTGTTGAAGTTGAAATATTATTGGAGCAAACTCAGGAAGACCTATATGATATTCCATACCTTTTCCTCTTTCATAATCCCATATTTCTTCAGCTTCAGTTAACTTAGATGCGGGAACTTTATCATCTCCACTCCCTGTTGTTTTATAAAATTTTTCATATTTTTTTCCTGTTAATGCCATAATTTAAAATTTAAAATTTAACTACGTGAAACGTTACCATTACTCTCATATCATCATAACTGCCAGATGTTGGGTTTGCATTTGCTGATAAATATACAGGTACATTTACAAATGCTGGAAAAGCTTGTGTACTTTGCCAACCTCTATACATTCTCCACTCTTCTAATCTTTTGAACCCTGTTGGCATACTGTGCATAAATCTTCTTTGATACATTATACATTGATTAGGATCCCATTTAACTCCATCACCATATTCTAAAAAGAAATCCTGAGCTACAGCATTTTGAGTTGAAGCATTCATATGAGTAAGAGTGTGCATACTCATTACAACAGGCATAAGACCGCCACCTAACGCTGGTATTATTACATGGCCCGCACCACTATTAGCTGTGCTTATAGTATTTAATTCTGCTTGATTAAGATCTACAACTGCTTGTTGTATTCCTACTATTTCAGATTGAGAACTAACTTGATTTAATTTAAACCCACCTTTAGAAGATCCAGAAGCTTTAAGATCAATGTCACCACCACTATCTAAAATAATATTTGCAGCAGAATCTATATTAGTATAACCATCTGATGTTATAGTTATATGAGCTAAGGTAGAACCATCATCATATGATTCAATATTAAGAGCTCCATTTACACCAACTTGAAATTTACTATAGTTAGCAGAATCAGCTGGATCATGCATATATATACTATCATGATGGTATAAAAGATTAGCTGATGTTTTTAATTTGTTTCCGCCATTATTCACAAATGCTATACCTGTGACATCCATTGAAGTCTGACCTGTACCTCCATTTGCCAAAGGTAATGGACTAATCTTTCCTATTAATTCACTAGCATCATCTACGTATCTTCTTAATTCATCTATATCATCCTGCATTTCTTGCAAGTTTACTATAAGTGGACCTAATGTATTATCATCTA